GACGAAGGTAGCTCGGCTCCTCCTCAGCTCGAGAAATACCAGAAGCCCTCTTCCATCGATTTTGTGAGCGCGGACACGCCGAACGGACTGGCGGCGGCGGACTACGACCAGTTGGGCATGCCGCGGCTAGCCGATACGGCGGTACCGACCTCGACCGCGGGGAGTTCCTCGGCGGCCAGCGGCTCTTCAACCGGAGGGACTGCAAGCAGCGCCGGGCCGAGCGCAACCGTCACGCCGCAAATGACGCTGAACATTCAGGCGATGGATGCGCAATCGATTCTGGACCGCAGCAGCGACATCGCGCAGGCAGTACGCAGCGCGATGTTGAACATGAGCTCAATCAACGATGTAATTAGCGATCTGTGACATGGCATCATTCCCAACCCTTAAAACCAGCGCCGTCGCGCAGTATCCGGCGACCAAGGTGGTGGCGTTCCAGAACCAGGTGGTGCGGTTCGTCGATGGCACCGAGCAGCGATATCGGGATAGCGCCGGACCGCTACACCATTGGGTGATCCGCCTGAACGAGCTCGACGAGACGGAAATGGCTACGCTGGAGCAATTCCTGGAATCGAACCAGGGTAGCTTCGGCAGCTTTTCCTTCACGGACCCATGGGACAACCAGACTTACAGTAATTGCAGCTTCGCCTCCGACGCCATGGACTTGACTTCGGTGGAAGAGATGCGCGGTAAAGCCTCCGTGACGGTGAAAGAAAACCGGGCGTAACCATGAGTGTCTATCCGCAGTTAGTATCCGGGGTGACGAGTCAGTTTCCAATTGTGAAGCAACGGAGACCGCGGACCGTTGTGAATGCGGCGGCAGACGGAAGCTCGATCAAGCTAGCGGACCCGGCAGGTGAGACCGTTGGGTGGCAACTGCAGTACGCCAACCTCAGCGACACGGAGTTGGCTGCACTGCAGCAGTTCTTCACTGAAATGGAAGGATCGCTGAACAGCTTTACGTTCCTCGACCCAGCGGCGAACCTGCTCGCGTGGAGCGAGGATCTGACGAACGTGGTGTGGCAGGCGGCGCCATTTCTAACTCTATCGGGCGGTGTGGCGGACCCGCTAGGCGGCAGCAATGCGTGGCAATTGGCAAACTCCGGCGAGGGGCCACAGGCGCTGACGCAGACGCTGAACGCGCCGGCCAGCTACACGTACTGCTTCAGCGTATACGCGTTCAGCAGCCAGCCGGTGACGATCCAGTTGCAGCTTGGGAGAAACTCGGCGCAGGCCGCGCTGAATTCCCGGTGGGGCCGCGTTCAGATTGCCGGCACGGGCGACGCTACGGCAAGCTCGGTCGAATTCGGGATCGAACTGCCGGCGGGCGCTACCGTGACCGTGTTCGGACCGCAGGTGGAAGCGCAGCCGTCGCCGTCCGCCTACAAGACCGGAACGACGGGCGGGGTTTATGCGAACGCGCGATTCCGCGATGACGCGCTCACACTTACATCCACCGACGTGAACCACCACTCCGCAACGGTGAACATATTCTATGCAAACAGTCTCTGAGTTGAAGGTGGGTGCGATCACCGACACACCGCTGGTGATATTCGACTGTGCACTGCCGAACGGAAACACCGAACACTGGTGCACTCACGGCATCACAATTGGGACGACGGCTTATGCCGCCCGCGTGTTGCAGCATAGTGCGTTCGATATTCAAACCGCCTCGGACCAGGGCGTCGACGGAAGCCCGACGATTACCCTGCTGCTGGCCAACGCGGACTCATACTTTTCGGAGATCGAACGGAGCACGGGGTTCCGGGGCGCGACGATCACGGCCAGCTTCGTGTTTTACGATTTACCCAACAACGCACCGCTGACGGACGCCGTAGTTGTATTCCAGGGGATCTGTAACCCTCCGAACCAGATCAAAGAAGCGACGCTTCGCGTGACGGCAACGAACCGGATGAGTTTGCAGCGGGTGTATCTGCCCGAAATACGGATTCAGCGTTTGTGCCCCTGGACGTTCCCGTCAACGCCCGCTCAACAACAGGAAGCCATTGACGGGGGTGCAGAGGGCAGCTATTCCCTTTACTACCCGTGCGGTTACTCGGCCGGTCTTCCGGGAGGCCGCGGGAACCTGAATAACGGCGCTCCATTTACATCGTGCGGGTACGCCTCGACAGACTGCCAAGCTCGCGGAATGTTCACGCGGTTTGGCGGAATTGAGTACGTTCCGCCCGTAATCACGGTGCGAGGCTACGGCAAGGACTGGAGCAGTTCCGCCGTGGCGGTGAACCAGGCGCGTTACAACGACTATGTACCGATGGTGTACGGAACGGCCTGGTACTATCCGCCGGTCGTATTCGCACGCAACGACGGAAACCTGACTCGAATGGAGGTGCTGTTAGGAGCCGGGGTGATGCAAGGTGTTTTGGCCGTGCTGGTGAACGGTTACCAGATACCGCTTGGCGTAAGCGAACAGAACATGACCGGCACCGGATGGTACAACATTCCCACGTTGGGGACGCGAGACGGCGCATTCGATCTGAATTTCTTGAACTCTAATGGCCAGCCGGCGGGAGATCCATACGGTGGCATGGCCTACCTGTCGGTGGTGGTGCCGAATCAAATCAGCGACGGCAACTCGTTACCTTCGGTGCAGGTGCTGGCGCAAGGGCTGATAGTTCCCACATATGACGCTCAAGGAAACCAGCTCAGCCAAGAATTCACCAGCAACCCCGTTTGGATTCTGCACGACATGCTGCGACGTAGCGGTTGGCGGGAGTCCGAGATCGACTACTCGACACTGGCGCCAGCGGCGGCGTATTGCGATGAGCTAATCAACTCAACGGACTTGAACGGCAACCCGATCACCATCTCCCGATTCGGATGCAACCTGGTGCTGCAGAACAGGCGCAGCGCAGGAGATGTGATCCGCGGAATTCGCAACGCGTCGCGGCTGTATCTGACTTACGGCTCCGGGGGCGTGTTGCAGATCAATGTTGAGAACTCGATTGCGTTGCAGCAGCCGGCGCAGAATCCGTGGTCCAACTGCACCGAATCGCTGAACGGAGGATGGCCAGCTTACGAGTTCGGTGACGGAACCACGGGCGTATCGGGACTCCTGCGGAAAGCGACTGGAGAGCCGACGGTCGTGGTTTCGTCGCGCAGCATCGGGGATACGCCGAACTCACTAAGCATAGACTTTCAAGATGCCCTGAATAGTTACCAGCAGGATAGTTACACGGTCGTAGAGCCGGACGACGTGATCCTGACAGGCCAACAGGTGACGGCCACGCTGATGGCCGTTGGACTACCCAATTATGACCAGGCAGCTCGACTCCTTAAATTCAACCTCGATAAATCGCTGTTAGGCAATACTTATATTCAGTTTGAGACCAGCATCATGGCGTTCGGGATCAGACCCGGAGACCTCATTACGGTCACCTACCAGAAGGAGGGCTTCAGCCGGCAGCCATTTCGGGTCTCCAAAATAACTCCATCGACTAACTACAGAACGGCAGTGATCACGGCGCAGATCCATGACGATGCGTGGTATCTCGATTCAAACGGTCAAGACAGCTCGGCGGCGGGAGCGAACCAGCAGGCAACAGCCACCATTGGAGTCCCGCGGCCGCTATTGGGCAGCGTGGTGGATGCGAACGGGCTAGTGGAGTTTGGCATTGCCGAGACGAACACGACGAGCAGCGACGGGACGATTCAGGCGAGCCTGGGGGTGAGCTTTGTTACGCCAGCGGCCACAATCGCCGCGGGACCTGGCGTGCCATTGGTCAGCCTGGCCGCGACGATTGGAACAGGCGGCACGCTTGCGGCAAACCAGGTCTTGTACTACGCGGTCTCCGGCGTGGACGCGTCGGGAGACGAAGGCGCGCTTTCGTTTATTGTAACGGCGGTGATTGCGAGCGATGGATCTTCGGTGACGCTATCGGGGCTCAGTTTTACTCCGGGCAGCAGCACGTTCAATGTTTACCGGGGGACGACGCCGGCCGATTTGTTGCGGATCGCTTCGAGCCAGACGATTGGGACGAGCTTCACAGATACCGGCGCGAAGCCGCAATTGATTGCGCCGCCGGATCCGAATTTCGACCATGCCAATTTCTACTGGCGCATGGAACTTCAGCCCGAGATGACGGCTAGTATTTTCTCGCCGACGACGGTTGGCGACGGAAACCTTCAGATGAGCCCTAACTGCTATCAGGGCATGACGGTGAGGGTTACGCGAGGGACTGGCGCCGGGCAGGAGGCATCGATTGCAAGCAACGACGCGACGACGCTGACTGTTTCGAGCGTGTGGGTGGTGCCTCCGGATGCCACGAGCTACTTCGTGGTGGCGGAGGCGGGCTGGCATTTTGGGGCAATGACTAAGAGCAGCCCGGTAAGCTTGGCTGTCCCCAACCAAGGCGGCGAAACGGTTCAGGTGACTGGGCGGTCGGCGAACGCGGCCAACGTGGAGTGTCCGGCCCTGCTATCGACGGTGACGCGGTGGCAAATCGGAGGCAGCGGATTCAGCGACAGCGCCGCGCCGCCGACGCCGTTCTTTGGACTGGGCGCGGGAAAGAGCGGGGGGACGTTAGATCTGAGCGGAGTTTCCTTCGGTAGCCTAACCGACACTGAGACGATCTCAGCCGCGACACTGGCTGTCTATTACTGGGACGAACTGCAAGGCGCCACCAGCTTCGCGCTCGCCAACGCTATAGGGGAGGGCGACACGACCTTGACACTGAATGCCGCAGGGCCGGCGCAGGCTGGCAGCGTTTTGCAGATCGACAGCGAGGTGCTCGAGGTAACCGCTGTAAGCGACGGGGGCGTGCAGTATACGGTCCAAAGGGGCGTGCACAGCAGTCCGGCGAGTGGGCACGCGGCGCAGGCAGCCGTTTATCATCTGGCAGGCCTAACAACGATCGCCGGGTTTCCACAAGGCTTTTTTGGCAGCCCCTATAGCGGCACCTGGAGCTTTCCGGTGCCGCTTCCGGATGTGCGGGTGGCGAGCGCGCAACTGTTCGTTACCAACCAAAAAGGAAACAGCCCGATGGCGAGCGCATGCCTGACGCACACGGTCGATAGCGGTCTGCGGACGCTCTCCGGCGGGCAGTATTGCATTCAGGTGGAGGGGTTCCTGTCGGTAGACCAGTCGGCTGCGCCGGCCCTGGTGGTGGACACGGCGCACTCAGTCGGTGACATCTACGCGGTGCTTGGCGCATCGGCGGACGCATCGGTGCAACTCCAACTCAACGTCAACGGGTCAGCTTACTGCCAGTTGGTGTTTCAGGCCAATGAGACTATCTCCAACGACGTCAGCGGGCAGGGCGCGCCGCCTTTAGCGGCGGGCGATCAGATCACGCTGGCCGTTCAATCCGTGGGGCGCACGTATCCAGGCGCGGACCTGACCGTAATCATTCGACTCTGATGGGAGACACGCTGTCCAAATTGCAGCCTGACCGGGACCTACAGTGTTACTTCTTCGAGCCATCGGCGATCGCGGCCTTAAGCGAGACCAGCCCGGCTGGATTCACGGTCTCCGGTTGCTGGCGGAGCCAGTTTGATTGGGCGGTGCTCGAATGGAACCGGGACAATGTCTTCGAATATCCTGGGTTGCGCAATCTTCCCGATGGCGACCTGAGTGGGTTGCAGCTATCTTACCAGGAGGTGCGCACTAACTGTATCAGTTTTGATTCCACGTGGTATCCGACGGAACCCTGGCCATATCTCAGAATCTGGGCAGACACAGGCGGAAAGGAACAGATCTACGAAGTCCCGTTGCAGCAGTACGCGACGCCTCTATCGAACGCGGTTCCCGCCACGACGCAGTTCCAATTGCAGGGTGCGCTAACAGCCGGAGACTATATCGAACTGGCTTGGCTGGACCAACACTACAACTACCGGTTAGCGCCCGGGGATACGCTGAGCAGCGCGGCGGCTGCCCTAGCCGGAATTATCACCGCGAATCAGCAGACCGGACTGGTTAGCGCAACTGCGGACGGCCCGACAATCAAGCTCACCTGTCTGGGAGTGCCGGGGTCAAATGGAAACCGGATCGGCGTGTATGGAACCGTGTACGGCGCTGGAACAGAGTCCTGGCAACCGCTTTCCGCGCTGTTCCAGGAGGGTGTGTCGCCTACCGCCTGGCAAGTGAATCTGGACTTCGCAAATCTGACCGATTTGAATGGCGTCTCGATTCCCACCGCAAACCTAACGAACGTGCGGAAGCTGCGATGGACTTGGGCGGCGGACATGCAGGCGGCGGATTTCCAGCGGAGTGAGTTCTCGGTGCTGGTGTCGAATTGGACCGTCAGTGGGAGCGGCTTGCAGTATCAAGTGGCGGGGCCGGGCAGCCGGCGGATCGAAGACGATTCCACCACGCTCACTTACACGGGCAGTTGGGCCTCCGAGATGGGAAACTATTCGGGCGGGTCCACACAATCGACGACGACGCCTGGGTCTGCGGTCGAGTGCTCCTATGTTTCGGCTTTCGCCCACACCTTGTACCTGGGAACGCGGGCGCTCACGAGTGGCGGACAGGCGACGGTGCAAGTGGACGGCGGCACGCCGGCGGTAATCAACCTGGCGCTTTCGGGTGAAGACGTTCTGATGCGAGTTTCGCTGGGGCAGCAAACCCCGTCCGTTGAACACAACGTCAGCATTACCC